TTTATACGCTTAAATGTGAGTTGTTTAGATATGAGGATGAAGTTATTGATACTAATATAGCAGAAATTGATGATATACTATTGGGAAGTAATGTGGACGGATCAACTGAGGATGGAATATCAACTCTTCTTGGAGTTACTCAGACCTTAACTCTTGTTGGAGCAGGAGTCACAGCAACTGCAGTCGCAGGCATTGTGACCTCGGGTGGTATTAGATTAATCACTGTGACTAATAGAGGCGGTGGTTATACAAGCACTCCTAGAGTTGGTATTTCTTCTGCTCCAGCAGGGAACGTAACTGGAGTGGCAACTGCAACAATGATATCTGGTATAGTTGTATGCACTGATAGCGCAAATCCAAATACGCAATCTGTTCAGAGCGTTCAAATTATAAATCCAGGTGCTGGTTATACCGCAACACCAAAGATCAAGTTTATTGGAGGTGGTGGTTCTGGAGCAGCTGCTACAGCAACTTTAGGTGATGGGATGGTTGGTATTATCACTGTTACCGCTGGTGGTAGTGGATATTCCACATCTCCCACAATTACTTTTACAAATCAAGTATTTTTATCAGGAGTCACTACTGTTGCGGCCGCCGCTACAGCGGTTGTAAGTACAGCAGGGACAATAACGGCAATTCGAATAACAAACGCAGGTTTAGGTTATAGTATCGCACCATCGATAACAATTGAATCTCCAGCGACATCCGGAGTTGGCACGTTCTCTGTAAATGAAACTGTCACAGGATCTATAAGTGGTGTCACAGCAAGAGTGAGATCTTGGAATTCAATCACTAGCATATTAGAAGTTTCAAATGTGACTGGTTCTTTTAGAATAAAAGAAAGTATTGTTGGAGCAGAATCTGGAGCTTCCTATGAACTAAGATTAATAGATACAAATCCAACAGAAGATGGATTTGCAGATAATGCTAGTATCGAATCTGCAGCAGACGCGATTATTGATTTCTCAGAGCGTAATCCATTTGGAATTCCATAAATAGATTTTATTAGGATTAAGTATTTAATAATAGGAATTTAAAGATGTTTGAGTATTTTTACAACGAAATTTTGAGAAGGACTGTGATAGCCTTTGGAACTCTTTTTAACAATATTTCGATAAAGCACACTAACTCATCAAATCAGGTTGTAAGTGAAGTAAAAGTCCCACTAGCATATGGTCCAACTCAAAAGTTTTTAGCTAGATTAACTCAATCACCAGATCTTAATAAGGCAGTCGCTATGACATTGCCTAGAATGTCTTTTGAGTTTACTGGTTTAACCTATGATTCATCTAGAAAAGTAACAACTACTCAAACATTTACATCTAAAAGTATTACGGATGGCAGCGTAACTAAAAAAGCATACATGCCAGTTCCATATAATATGCAGTTTGAACTTAGCATTATGTCTAAATTAAATGACGATGCATTGCAGATTATAGAACAGATCTTACCATATTTTCAACCATCATATAATTTAACAGTTGAACTCGTAGATGAAATAGATGAAAAAAGAGATATTCCAATTGTTTTAGAAAATGTCACGATGCAGGATGACTATGAAGGTGACTTCTCAACAAGAAGAGTTCTTCTTTATACATTAAGATTCACTGCAAAAACATTTCTGTTTGGTCCTGTTACGACAGCAACAAAAGATATTATCAAAACTGCAAAGGTCAGTTTTATTTCTGGCACAGATCTTACAAATACATCTAGAGAGTTGGCATACACTGCTCAACCAAGAGCAATCAAAAATTATACTGGAACAATTGTTACCACTCTGGCAAAAGATGTTACCATCACCGATACATTAATTACTGTTGATAGCGCGGCATCAATATCTGCAAATACTTACCTTGATATTGGAGGTGAAGAAGTTTATGTGAAATTAAAATCTGGAAATGTTTTAACAGTCAGAAGAGGTGAGGATGACACAACTATTACATCTCATTTAAAAGGGGATCCTGTTAAATCAATCACGACATCTGATAATGCATTGATACAAGATGGAGATGATTTTGGATTTAGTGGCACCACGACATGAAAATGACAAAAAAATTTGACGATCTTAATGAAACTTTTAATGTTGATGGAGAAGTAGTATCAAAAGAAAGTGATGGTGCTATTCAAAAAATAGAAAATGTAAATTTTTCTACTGAAGATATTAAAAAAGACTATGAATATACACGGGGAAATTTGTATAGTTTGATTGAAAAAGGTCAAGAGGCAATCAATGGAATTTTAGAATTAGCACAGGAAAGTGAAATGCCAAGAGCATATGAAGTTGCCGGACAACTAATTAAAAATGTGGCAGATGCAACTGATAAATTAATGGATCTTCAAAAGAAACTAAAAGAAGTTGAAGAAGAGAAACAAGGAAAAGGACCGACAAACGTTACCAACGCTTTATTTGTTGGATCTACCGCAGAACTAGCAAAACTAATCAAACAACAATCCAAAAATGAAAACGTTTAAACAGTTTCAAGAAGATTGGACGAATAAATATAAAAAGAGTATTGATTGCTCAAATCCAAAAGGATTTTCTCAACGCGCTCATTGTGCGGGAAGAAAAAAAAGAGCAAAAGGTGAAACCACTAAGTCAAAACCAGTTGAATGAAGAAAAACGGTCGCTGTCCTAAAGGAGAATATTATTGTTACACTGATAAAAAGTGTAAAGCAATTCCTGCTGGATTTATGGTTGATCCTGAAGGAATGCTTCGTAAAGAAAATGGTGCGTCAATTGATGAAGGTGCTCGTATTCCAAAAAAACCAGGACAACCAGATAAGTCTGATAAACACTCAGATCTCTATACAGATGAAGATCCAAAAGGAACAATTCATGGTCTCGGTTTTAAAGATGTTCAAACTGCAAAACAGAGTGTCTCAAAAATAAGAAACTCTGGAAGATCTCACGCTCACAAAATTCAAGCGGCAATTGCTATGGAGCAAAGAGCAAGAGTGGCAGGAAAAACTTCAGAAGCTGCTGTTTATAGAAAATTCATTAACTCGATGAAAAAGAAAACAAAATCAATGAATGAGGAAGGTCTCCGTGATTGGTTTGGTAAATCCAAATCAAAAGATGGTAAAGGTGGTTGGGTTAATGTTGTAACTGGTGGCACTTGTGCGAGTGATGAACCAGGTGAGGGAACGCCAAAATGTGTCTCCTCTGCAAAAAGAGCAAGTATGACAAAAGCGGAAAGATTGTCTGCCGCGAGAAGAAAGAAAGCAGCAGATCCTGGACAGCAACAAAAGACAGGTGCTGCAAAGCCAACTTATGTGTCCACAGATTCCCCCAAAAAGAAAATGAACGAAAATTACAAAGCAATTGCTGATGGAAAAGAGAGAGATGAAGAGGGATATATGGCAAGCACAGAAATGGATACGATTAATAGTGCTGTTAAAAAATTAAGAAAAAATATTAAAAAAGGTGATGCACAATTGCCTGCATGGGTTCAATCTAAAATCACCAAAGCAGCAGATTACATTGATACTGCAGCAGACTATATGGACAGTAATGAGATGTCTGAAGAGTCCGATAAAAAGGGTAAAGGTAGTGGCACAAAAGATGCTTGCTACCATAAGGTTAAGTCAAGATATAGTGTCTGGCCCTCTGCATATGCCTCTGGAGCACTTGTGAAATGCCGTAAGGTAGGTGCTGCTAATTGGGGTAATAAATCAGAGTCCATAACTATTGATGACATTAATGGTAAACCCTCGTTTGAGGTTACTGATCTTATTCAAGCGGATCCACTAAAATCAACAAAAGGTATCGTGGGTAAAATTCTTGACGAGGCAGGTAAGAAGTGTTGGCCTGGTTACGAAAAAAAAGGAACACAAACTTTATTTGGTAAAAAATATAATCGTTGTGTAAAAAAAGAAGAAAAAGATAAGTGCAATCATACCCATAAAGGTGAAGAGTGTCCTATTCATGGCAAAAAAGAATGTCCTGCTGTAATGGATGAAGCAGTTCGTATTCCAGCGCAGACTGGTAATATTATTCTTATTAATTTAAATTGGAGAGGTAAATATTATATGTTAAGAATGTTCTTCCCTCATACTACAAAACCAAATAGACGTGAGGTTCAAGATCAAATTGAAAAAGTCTATCCTGGAGCAAAAGTTTTATCATATCAAGTTTCTGATATCAAACCAGGAGAACCTCTGATTCAAGTCACTGAGGAAAAACTTGATGAAGTTGCAGCATGGCAGCGTAGTGAAGGTAAAAATAAGTCAGGTGGTCTCAACGAAAAAGGGCGTAAGTCTTATGAAAGAGAAAATCCTGGAAGCGACCTTAAGGCACCTTCAAAGAAGGTTGGAAATCCTCGCAGGAAGAGTTTTTGTGCCAGAATGAGAGGTATGAAGAAAAAACTAACCTCTGCAAAAACTGCAAATGATCCTGATTCCAGAATCAATAAATCACTTAGAGCTTGGAACTGTTGATTTAAATACTTTGTTATGAGTGAAGTTTATCTTGGTAATCCAAATTTAAAAAAAGCAAATACACAGATTGAATTTACTCAAGAACAAGTTCTTGAGTTTGTAAAATGTCAGGAGGATCCTGTTTATTTTGCAAAGAACTATGTAAAGATTATTAATCTTGATTCTGGATTAACTCAATTTGAACCTTATCATTTCCAAGAAAAATTAATTAATAACTTTCATAAAAACAGATTTAATATTTGCAAGATGCCAAGGCAGACTGGTAAATCCACAACTGTCGTGGCATATCTACTACACTACCTTATCTTTAATGATAGCGTCAATATTGGCATCCTAGCAAACAAAGCAGCAACCGCTAGAGAATTGCTTGGAAGGTTAGCAACCGCATACGAAAACTTACCAAAATGGATGCAACAAGGTATCATAGCATGGAACAAAGGAAATATCGAGTTAGAAAATGGCAGTAAGATATTGGCAGCTTCTACATCTGCGAGTGCTGTCCGAGGCATGTCGTTTAATATCCTCTTCCTCGACGAATTCGCTTTCGTTCCAAACCATATTGCAGACTCGTTCTTTGCATCTGTTTATCCTACTATTACTTCTGGCAAAAGCACGAAAGTCATCATAGTTTCTACTCCACACGGTATGAATCATTTCTACCGTATGTGGCATGATGCAGAGAGGGGTAAAAATGAATATGTGCCCACAGATGTTCACTGGTCTGAGGTTCCTGGTAGAGATGACAGGTGGAGATTACAAACGATTGCTAATACATCTGAGCAGCAATTTAAAATCGAATTCGAATGTGAATTTTTAGGATCAGTAGACACGCTTATCACTCCAAGTAAACTTAAAAATTTTGTTTATGAGCATCCACTAAAAAGAAGTGCTGGACTAGATGTTTATGATAAAGTTGAAGAAAATCATGATTATGTAATCACAGTTGACGTTGCCAGAGGAGTTGGTGAAGATTATTCAGCATTCATTGTTGTTGACATCACATCTTTTCCACACAAAGTTGTGGCAAAGTATAGAAATAATGAGATCAAACCAATGTTGTTTCCAAATATCATTTATGAAGTAGCGAAGAATTATAATGGCGCATACATTCTCTGTGAAGTAAATGATATTGGAGATCAGGTAGCATCATTGTTACATTATGACTTAGAGTATCAAAACGTTTTGATGTGCTCCATGAGAGGTAGAGCAGGTCAAATTGTTGGGCAAGGATTTAGTGGAAAGAAAACTCAACTTGGCGTTAAAATGTCCAAGACGGTTAAAAAAGTTGGATCACTCAATCTTAAAACATTGATTGAAAGTGATAAACTTTTATTTAAAGATTATGAAATCATTTCTGAGTTAACAACATTTATTTCTAAACATAACTCTTTTGAAGCAGAGGAAGGATGTAATGATGACTTAGCAATGTGCCTTGTCATATATGCTTGGTTAGTTGCTCAAGATTATTTTAAGGAACTTACCGATCAAGATATCCGCAAAAGATTATATGAAGAACAGAGGAATCAAATAGAACAAGATATGGCACCATTCGGATTTATTGAGGATGGATTAGGAAATGCAAGTTTTGTTGATTCGGCAGGTGATCGTTGGTTTACTGACGAGTATGGAGATATGTCTTATATGTGGGAGTATAAATGATGGAGTTAGATAGTCAGATTAATCTAGGACATTTACTACTTGTTGATAGAAAATGTAGAGTATGCGGAGAGATTAAAAATCTTGTTGATAGTTTTTATAGAACTAGAAAAAATAGGGGAGCAGTAGCGTCCTCTTACTCTTATGAATGTAAAGAATGCACGGTTAAGAGAATACTGAATCAAAGAAAGTTAAAATCCCTCTCTTATAAATGGGAATATCCTGACTGGTAGTTCGCGTCACATTTCCCCCGCGAAATAGTTGTAAATAATAAATATTTTCAGATAAACTGAGAATTTTACGGAGAAAAACATGGCTACTCCTCAATTATCTCCAGGCGTACTAGTCAGAGAGGTTGACTTAACAGTAGGAAGAGCTG